TCATTTTTGTTGTTTCCGTATGGATTATGAGCCGATTCTGGTGTAGTTGTAGATTCAGAAATAGTTGTAGCGGATGGCAACGATGAAACTTCTCCAACATTACTAGGAAACTCTTTTGTAGCGGCTGTGACACTGGCTATCTTCCAACCATAATAACTATCAACAGAAGTATCCGTTTTCCAATAAATGTAATACTGGGTAGTTGGAATAAATAATTCCAGATTTGCTATATTGTTGATGTTTCCTGAATTACCACCATATTTCTGATTGTAAAGATAGTATTTACCATCATACTGGAAGTATATTTGAACATAATCATAATTCACGCTCTCTGTTGCGCAATCAGCAGAGAACTTGATAGTGCTTCCAGATACAACTTTTGCAAATCTATAAGCCTTTTTTGTTGCGGAATCGTAATATATGTCGTCAAGATGCGCGTCCTTTAGCGCTGTCGTGTTCCATTGACTTGCCGGATAGTTGGAAGTGGTTGGTGCTCCAGTTCCAAACCACTGATGCGGTAAATTCTGCGCTGAAATCCTTACAACGCCTGAGTTTGCATTTGCGTACAACGTCTCAACATTGTTTTCATCCTTAATAACCAGTTCTCCACCAACGCCCCAGTCGAAGTTTATCCCGATGGTATTCATGATGGCGGCAATCATTACGCCGTCAACGGTCATGCCGTACCAAGTCGGATTCGTGTCCTGATAGTTGCTCGTCAGCGTAAAGCCCACATCCGAGAACACCATGACGATTTCTGACTCTTCAAGTTCCGGTTTGTCGTGATACCACTTCTGCGCTGCGCCCTGAACCGTGACATCTGTTTCATACAAGCCGCCTGCCTCGTCAAGACGCTGTGCGAGTTCCTGAGTCGCATTGTCGAACTTCGTGTACTGCTTCTGCAACTGCTTACGCATTTCCACGTAGTTCTTTGTAGACTCGTTGAATCGCTGTGCGGAATTGCGTGCCGGTGTCTCTGCGGAAGATACGGTTCTCTGGCTGTTGCCTGCCGTGAATGTTGTAGATGATATGACGATAGGATAGTAATGGTCCTTCCTGTCCCAGAAGAACGCAACGTCACCGGCTTCGATAGAAGGATTGTTTGGATGCGTGATATCCGCTTTCCTGAATGTCAGACCAATCAGGGCGTTGCCAAGCCATTCTGCTATTTCTGCGCCGTGAGTGCCCTGTATTAGTTCATTGTTCTCAATGGAGACGATATATCCTGCCGCACCCTCGATATATTCCGTATAAGAGTCTGCGGATCCTTCCGTCTTAATCGTCTTGACAACCTTTACGCCAGTGATGACCACGTTATCGACAGACAGGTTGTGTGAGTAACTGGAACCGATATGGTGCAGGTTGTTCCAAGCGGCGAATGTTCCTGCATCAATCTCGTAGCCAGTATTCCACGGATTGAATGAACCGCCGTCTGCCGTATCTCCACTGGAATAAGGCGTACTGCTGTCGAAGTAACCGCCGTCAAGTTTGTTGATCTCATCGTCAAGGGCATCCGTGTTGTACCACTTGATCTCTAACTGGCCGTCAACATTGCATCTTGCGAAGCATCCGGCTATCTGTGCGGCCCACGATATCACCTGTCTGTAGGTTGTGGACTCGCTGGATGGCGCTGCGTCCACGACATAGGTGTAGTGCGGAAACTGCAGGCTGCTTGTCGCCAAAGGCACACCGCACCGAGTACAACAATCCTGAACGATGTCTCCGAGAGTCGCAGGATACGTGATGTGCGCAGTATATGCCTTGTCGAACTTTGCCATCATGTCAAGACAGTTCAGCGTGACAAGAGCACCGTTGTAAATCGGCTCGTCAACGAAGAACGTGCCCATCTTGATCGTCTCGTCGGTATCGTCGTCAAGATCGTCAAGTCCCAGCTTCATAACGACAAGCGCGTTGCCGAAGTCGTAGGCGCTGAAATCGTCATAGATGTTGTTCAGCACGACAGTAGCCTTGTTGATGATCGCCGCGCCAACCTGGAATACATTGTCAGCACTCACGGAGTCATCAATAGAGAAGCCGTTTTCCCATATCTGGTCATTTTCCGCGGTCAGAACAGTGCTGTCTGTCAGCGTGATTTTGGCTTCAAGCAGGTAGTTTCGCCTATCTTCGGCCAGCGCCCTCTGAAATGCACTCGATATATTTCTCATGCGTCGCCCACCTACCTCTCAATGATGTCAAAGCTGACCTGTGAGTAAATCTTGTTGTTCACGTTCCAGACCTTGACCGGTGCTGACTGATCGCCAGAGTAGAACGTCCTTGTCTCTATCTGCCCGTCCCATGGATCATAGTAGTTCACGGAAAAATACTCGTTCTTGAAAGCGTTCAGGATGGTATGTGCATCTTCCCTTGACACGCCGTTCCACGACAGCACAATCTTGCGCTTTTTGGCTACCCTGTCTTTGTGCATGAGGCCGTCCTGTGTACGTCCTGCATCGGCAGAAGATATATCCTGTAACGACAAGTCCATCTGTGACGGGGATTTTATTTTCGTGCCATTGACTTTGAGCATATTGTTATGAGCCATGACGATCACCTCTGACTTGGAAATTTATGTGAAACAGGGACTATCCTGTGACAGATAGCCCCCGTGAAATAAGGAGAAAAAGTATGAGAAAAACTGCTATAGCAGATGCTATCAGTAAGAGTATCCTACAGTGTTGAAGCGGTGAGCACGTTTTGCCATGCCCCTTTCAACTGTGCGTGCCAGTGTCTCACCGTCCACGTTCAGCTTGCTTTCAACAATGATTGGCGTACCATCGTTGCCACCCTGGCTGAGTGCGCCAGACATAGCCACTTCCATCATGCCCTCTACAACTGCCTCTTTGATACCTGCGGTAATCTGCATGTTGTTGGCAACCACGTTCTTTCTGCCCATCTTACCGACCATCTCAGGACCGGACTCATTCGCAATGAACATCTCGCCAACATTCGGGAAACCACCCATCTTGTACCACTGCGGAGAGTAGACAGGCGTGTACCCCGTCTGCCCGTTCGTCAGGCTGTGCGAGTTCCACGAGGAAATGTAGTAACTCAGGCGTGGCATGGAAACTGATTTCATACCGTTACGGAGGGATTGTGCCGCATTGTGACCGGCTGTATATAACGTATTAGTAAGACCGCTCATGTTCAGCGCTGTTTTCCAACCGGAAGCTACATCTGACAGTTTTATGCTGTTTAGGCCAGACTTGAAGTTGCTGACAAGCGATTCTCCTGCTGACCGGAAGTTAGCCTGTTCATTGGTGATCTCGCGCTTCACACCAGAGACAAGCGTTCCCATGGCAGATGCGACACTCGATTTCAAGGCGTTGATACCATTGATCAGGCCCTGGTCGATGTTCTGGCCGTAGCCATCCATTACATCTGACGGAGAATGTATGCCAAGCCCACCTTCACCATTTCCGGTAATGGTGTCTTTGATTGCCTTGCCAACGCCTTTCATGGAGTCTGAGACACCACTCTTGCCATTGGTAATGCTGCTTGCAAGCGTTGTGTCGATGTTCTTTCCCCAACCGTCAACAACAGAATAATCTTGCCCGAAGTCAGCACCAATCATACTGATCATATCTGTCAGCATGTCGTCCATAGACTGAACCGGAACGTCTTTCTTCTCGTCAATTCCCTTACCTAACTCAGTAGGTACGGTTGTGCCAATATCCTTTGCGTTTTTACCGGCAGTGCCTTTATAGTTGGAGATGTTATCAGCAAAGCCCTTAACCTTTGTCTGCAATCCGCTGACTTTACCTTGCGCAGTCTCCGCATTTGTTCCCATGGTGCTGAACGTCGTTCCAACAACGGCCATGAGAAGTGATTTGACTGCTGCCTGACCGGCGAAGTCCCAAAAACCAGATTTGAGGCTGTCAGACTTTGTTTCGGCGTCCTCTGCTTTTGTTCCGATGTCTCCGAACGCCCCACCAATGCTGTCCTTAATGCCGGATGCCTTTGTGGACGCGGTATCGGAAAGGTCTTTGAAATTGCTTGCAACGCCAGATATTTTTGAAGCCGCGTTTGACGAAGATGTTTCAATGCTACTGAACGCAGAAGGAACTTCCTCTTTCGCCTTTTTGGTGAAGGTATCTGTTTCAATACCCATCTCAGACAAGGCGGTTGTCAGATCATTGTACGCATCCTCTGCGGTCCCAACGCCAACATTCGCCTGCAACACAGAGTCGAGATGTTCCATTGTGTCGCCACCAAGGGAACCTTCTTTGACCATATCGGCAAGAACATTCTTGAAGCCCTTGTAATCTTCTTCAGTCATGTTCACCTGTTTTGCTGTCGTGGTTGCCTGATCGCCCATCTTCTCTAGGACTTTATCGAGCAAATCTGCCTGTTGTTCAGTGACGTTTATCTCGCCCTTGACGGTAATCAATGCGTTTTTGAGTGTTTCCGCATCAATATGTTCGCCAAGGAAGAAGTCTGCGAACTTCGTGGCCGCTTCATCTGTTGTTGCGTTTGTGTTTTCCAGTTCTTCCTTGACTTTGAACAGCCCGTTTTGTACCTTCGGTGCAAACTGATCACCGATGTTGTCCATGATGCCGCCCATTTCTGTGAGGACACCATTTCCACCTCTGGCTTTATCGGACATCTCGCCAAGTTTTTGACCGACCAAAACAGCCGCACCAATCAGACCACCTTCGATAGCGCCAGTGCTTGTAATCGCTGCTTTTGCAAGTCCGGAAAAACTTGCTTTAGCGGTAACGCCTGTTGCGCCAGCCGTTCCTAATGCGGAAGCCGCGCCACTGACAGCTGCGGATGCGCCTGTGGCCGCTGCGGTAGTTCCCGTAAGGGCCGCAACCACGCCAGAAATAGTTGTTGCTACACCATTGGCAATTTTCATTGTCACCAATGCAGCCGCAACTATACCAAGTGCTTCTCCGAGTTTCTGTACTACACTAGGATCAAGCGAATTAAGCCCGTCAGCTATCCATCCAACAGCAAAGCCTATCCCGTTAAGCACACCAACGCCGATGTCTGCCAACACTGCCATAGCGCCGGTGAAACCTTCCATAAAGCCTGCCGTGAACTTCAAACCAACATCAAGAATGCCTTGCAGCCCTTCTTTGATGCCGTCAAAGTTGATCTGCGAAGCGACGTTATTGCAAATCTCCTGCACCTTGCCGAGCGCTTCTTCCAAAGGCGTCCCGTCAAAGAGTCCTTTTGCGAATTTGATTGCCGCATTAAGCGCATTTCCGATTAACGTTCCAACACTTTGCAAAATCTCCGTCCACTTGATCTTCATTAAGAATTGACGGATTTTATACCCAATGTTTTCCCAGTTAATCTTCGTAATCGCTTCATTGATTGAAGTAAGTATGCCTGTCGCAAAGTTATTGAACGTGTTCGCAAACCTTGAAAATTGGAACTTTGAGAAGAACCTGTTTATGCCTGCTGCAATCGAATTGCCGAACTTAGTCCAACTGAAAGTCTCGCCGAAAGTGTCGAGAGCATGTAATGCCGTGTTGAGGACTCCGGCTACCGTATCACCGATAGTTCCGAATGTATCCTCGTCAATCAGGCCGTTCAGGAAACTTGCTAGACCGGACCCGAACTTGTCAGCGGCGCTATACGCCTTATCCCATTCAATTCCACCGAGAGCATCTTTGACAGCATCACGGATCTTCACTCCAAGAGTGTAGAAACCGTTTCCTTCCGCAAACGTATCCAACGCGGAGTTCATAGCGTCCAAGATACCGTTCGTGAATGTCTTGAAGTTCTTCGCCGCCAGTTTCCAGTCAAGAGTCGTCAGGAATGATCTCAGGCCAGACGCAAGCGAATTACCGAAGTTCTTCCAGTCAAATGTCGTTCCGAAGCTGTCAAGGAAGTGCAAGGCCGTATTGATCGCCTGCGCCGCAGTGGTCCCGATAACCTCAAACGTCTCAGGTTTGATCAGGCCGTTCAGGAAACTGGCAAGCCCTTCACCGAAACCTTCCGCTGCCGGAAATACTTCTTCTTCCCACTTGATACTTGAAAGCGTCTCTCTGAGCGTATCGCTGATATACGAACCAAGTTCATACAGACTGTTGATGTTGGACTTGTACTTCTCAAACCATGTGTCATCTTTGACCATCTGGAAGTCAGCGCCCGTTCCGTCTGCCCCTCCTGCACCACCTGTTCCGGAGCCGCTACCACTACCGGATCCGCTGGAACCAGAGGAATTTGTCACATCGTTCAGCTTGTTCAGTTCATCAAAGCCAAGAACAGTGTTCTTGTACTCGTTCGCCGCCTTTGTCGCCTTGCCAAGTCCGTCTGCCGCATCATCGCCAGCGTCTCCCGTATCACCAAGGCTGTCAGAGAGTGTGTCGTACACGTCTGCCGCGTTCGAAGCGGGCGTATGCATGATCTTCCAACCGAAAATCTTACCAAGGGCATTTCCTACCGTCTCTGCGAAGGAAATCACGGATGACATTACCTTGTTCAGCCAGACAACCAACGGACGGAACGCATTGATGATCGTGCTTCCGATGGTACTTCCTAATGCCTGGAAATTCTGCTTAAGAATACGAACCTGGTTGGCCCATGTCTGCGAAGTCCTTGCAAAGTCACCTTGTATAGTGTTGGTGTTAGCCATGACATACTGATATCTCAGCATTGTCTTTTCAGCCTGAGACATTGCGGATATCTTACCCTCAATGCCCTGCTTGTTGGCCCACTCCTGTAAGGTTGCCTGCGTCAAGTCAAGGCCGTACTGTCTCAGCGGTCTTGTCTGGCCGGTGTAGACGGCGTTCATTGCCTCCGCAACCTTCTCCTGATCATCATTGTAGAACGATGCCATGTCTGCGGTCAGCTTCGTAAGATTGACCGACATATCGCCCATCGTCTCGCCTGTCTTGTTGTAGGCATCATTAATCTTATCAGCGACGTTCTGCGTGGCTTCCGCAACCTGACCAGTGGTAATGCCCATCGCATTGCCCATAGCCTGAAAACGAGCAGCCGTTTTCTTTGCGGTCAGTTCCGTGATACCGAAACTTGTATTCGCAGTCTTTGCGAAGTTCTCAATGTTCGCAGTGCCCTTCGTTCCGAAGGAGTTCTCGACAACGTTCTGTACTTCTGTCAGGTCAGATGCCAGTTCTATAGCCTGTTTACCCCAATTGAACAGAGTGCGGATGCCATAAAAGCCAAGGGCTACTTGCAGAAGGTTTTTGAGGCTGACGCGGGCCTGATTGATGTGCTTGCTACCGTTGCCAATCAGCTTGAAGTGGCTGACGATCTTCGCCGCGCCACTGCCAATGCCGCCTACTACGCTTCCACAAGTGCTTAACAGCTTCTTGAAAGCACTCATGACCGTTCCAGTCGTCTTGTTCAGTTTGCCAAGGGAAGAGTTTGCCTTGTTGCTTGAGGAAGATACCTGGTTAAGAGACTTCCCAACCTGTCCACCGATACTGCCGATGCGTTTACCGCTCGTAGCAAGTTGCGTGAAAGCCTCTGTCATGCGAAGAGTCGTATCATTGACAACAGGCGCTTCTGCCATGCTGTCTATGAAGTCTCTGATCGCACTGGTCAAAGAAGGTAAGTTCTGCGCCGCTGTGTTGGCTTTATCTCCGCTCGTAGCAAGCCTCGTAAGGGCGCTGAGAACGTGTTCAACGCTTGTGTCTACATTGGACGCGCCTATCTGGTCGAAAACGTCTCTGAGTGCCGCACCAAGAGCAGGAAGAGCCTGTGCAGCCACGTCAATATCGTTGCCCGCACGGGCCAGTCTTGTCAGGGCATTGACCAGTTTGTTAATCGTTCCGGAAACATCCGTCATAGATGCAAGGCTACCAATGGCCTGCGTCATGGATGCAAACTTATCACCGTCAAAACCAGACAGGTCACTTGTAGCAAGTTCCTTGATGGTCTTAACCATCTGGTTGATGCCTTTGGCATTACTGGCAACATTGTTGAAGCGGGAATACTCGTTGACGAGTGCACTATAAGCATTTGAAATCTCTGTCAGATTGCCAACATTGATGTTTTTCAGTTCTGCCTGTACCTTGTTGGCGACGCCGCCCTTATCCACGTCAAGAGTGACTTTCACGGGCGTGAACGTGGCCTGAGAAGCCTTATTGACAGCACTCTGGATATCTCTAACAATCTTATCCTGATTGACTTCCACATCAAGCGTGAGGCTCTTGCTGGCTTCTTCCATGGCTGACTTGAAACCATTTTGAAGTTGTTCTTTCAGCTTTCCAGATGCCTCATATGCGGAATCGTAAATAAGGCTCTGCGCCGCGTTCTTCGTGGAGCCATCCATGTTGAAGATATTGACAGGCTTAATTGCTGCTTCCGCTTCACGGATGCGATCCATCAATACGACAAGCTGCTCTGCATCACTGATCGTGTCTTTCGGGAACAGATGCGGCCAACGGTCAGACATTTCTTCCCAAATGGCATTAACCTGAGTCGTTCCTTTCTGGGCAGAAGTGGTCATCCATCCGGGCATCTGCTGAATAAGTTCACGAAACTCAGTCAAACCAACGCCACTCTTCAGATCGTCAGAAATAAAGAGTTTTCCCTTGAAAGCCTTAATGTACTCGTAAAAGTCCTTGTAGCTTTCCTCTGCATCACTGACCATACCAGTGACTTCTTCGCGGAACATTTTACCGTGTTCGGTCACAGCCTCAACGATAGCATCCATGCTCTTTGAGAGTGCATCATAGTCTATGATGTCTGCTATTCCGTTGCTGTCAATCTTCAGGTTGGCAACAATATCCTCAAACTCTTTGCGGATTGCCTGTTTGCCGGAACCTGTAACGCGGAAATCGCTGATGATCTTGTCGGCCAGTTTGGAAGAGTCTACCTTCGTCTCTTCCATGGCTTTCTCGATAGCATATTTGATGTTGGATGCCGTCTGGTGAGAATTAACATCTATGTCGATATTGATTCTCTTCTGAAGGTTGTCCAACTTGATCTTGCTCAGAGTCGTAAGCTGAGACACAAGATTGCCAAAGTCCGGAACCTTAACGCTTGCCAAGGACCGGAAAGCAGATACCATACGTCCGGCTTCCTTCGCCGCAGACCGATAGCCAGTAGATGTACGGTTTAGGGCTGTCGCAATCCTTCCAAGGTTGTTATAGAGAGAATCTATCTCCTTTGAAACACTTTTCGCTTGTGTTTCTATGGCTATTTCAAGGCGATCAACTTCCATACCGCACACCTACTTTCTACTACTCTGTCAATTCCGTATCAGATGTATCTGCCGACTTCCGCTTGAAGCCTGCATTGAAAGCCATTGCGAACGCGCCAAAACGGTCAGCGTCAGTGAATGGCTCACCTTCCTCGTTAATTTCATCGCTGTTGCCCCACAACTTCTCTGGCTCAGACGGATAGCTTTTGCCTTTCGGCATACATGCGCCTATCGCCTTTGCCACGTACAACCCGTTCGTCCATCCTGTCTCGGAAGAATTTTCACGACGCTGTTTCAAAGTCGCCGTCATGAAGGGCTGATAACGTTCAAGCAAGCGAGGATTAAGCCGGTAGAATACGTCCATCGGCAATTCGTATCTTGCGCCGATGGACACCCAGACATCGTTTATGATGTCTGTGATTGACTTGTATTCTTTTCGTGGCTTCTGTTCTTGTTCTTCTGGCCCTTCTGATGATCCTGCGGAAGCCTCTCCACCTTTGAGGGCTGCGGGCGGCTCCCGTTGGAAAAACCCGATGACTCAAGCGCCTCGGTCAAGACAGTGATCAGGTCAACCAGGTTGCCACCGTTCATGAGATGTTTCTGTATTTCCTGGCCTGCCTTCTTCGCTGACGTGTTCATGATCCACGCAACGAAAGCGCGAAGCATCGTGGCAATCTTCGGATTGTCCTCGTTCATAGCCAGAAGGGAAACGCCGTTCTCTTCCAGTTCGACCACTGTATTGAAGTCCATCTGCGGGACTTCGTACTTTTTGCCATTGATAGTTACATAGCTGTTCATGTACTGTTCCTCCTTGGGAATCTCACAATATTTGCACAAAAAAAGGGGCATTGTTAACGACTGCTATTCAATGCCCCTCAATTTGTTTCTCCTGTTTAGTTGTGCTCGTCCTATCAGGTCACTTTCGTGATTGCGCTGGACGGAGTGATCGTAATCACCATCTCACGGACCGCGTTCACGTCGCCGCCAGTCACGCGTACGCTGTGCTGGCCCTGCCACTGGAACTTGCCCTGATCGCCAGAGTTGCCCATCTCCAACTGATAGTACAGATCGGTGTTCGCGTTGGAAGCAACCGCCGCGTAATCAGTGGGAGTATAGTTCGCTGTGAACTCCAACTGGTCGACTGACTGCACGCCAGGAACGAACGTCTGAAAGGTATCTTCAAGATCAGTCGTCTCGATATTCTCCGGTGCGCCGCCCAGATCCGGATAGGATTTGATTTTGCAAAGTTTTGCAAGGCTGTTCGTAGCTGCGCCAGCCTTAAGGATAGTACCTATGGTGCTATATGCTTTCGCCATAACGTTGCCTCCTTCTGTGTGTGGCGCTCATGGCGCTCATTGTTGTTGTGTTATCAAGTCCCCGCCGATACAACAGAGATCAGTGCGGTATCGGTGTAGGTGATCGTTCCGCTGCCGGTCACTTCATTGTCAACGGTAATGGATGCCGTGATAGTGGCCGTTCCTACACCCGCGCCTGTTACGGTTCCGTTGGATACGGATGCCTTGGTGGAGTCACTGGAACTCCAAGAAACGGAAGCGCCTGACGGTGCATCTGCGGTCAGGGCTACAGTGCTTCCAACTTTGACCGTTGCCGACTTCGGAGTCACGGTAAGCGGAACTTTGACGATCTCGGATGACGGTGTAACGGTGATGACCATTTCCCGTACCGCGTTGACATCGCCTCCGGTCACTCTTACGGAGTGCTGACCATACCAGATGAAACGCCCCTGTTCGCCGCCATCGCCCATTTCAAGCATGTAATACTGATCTATGCCAGCTGCGTCCAGAACGTCCTCGTAGGCTTCGTCCGTGTAGTTGCAGGTGAACTCCATCTGATCAAGAGACTGTACGCCAGATACAAATGTCTGGTTTTCGTCCTCAAGATCAGTTGTTTCCAAGTTCTCCGGAGCACCGCCTAAATCCGGGTACGACTTGATCTTGCAAAGCTGTTCAAGTTCGGCAAAAGTCTCACCGGCTTTCAGGACTGTATTGATGGTACTGTATGCTTTAGGCATGACAATTACCTCCCTTTGAGTATTTATTGAAATCAAAAAAGAGGGCGAAGTCTGGAAAAACCGGACAACGCCCACCCTTTTAGTCACAAAACATATTAAGTTGTCGCAAACCTCGGTATGTCGTCAAGGCTGCAAACGATACGCTGAAACCGCATCTCTGTGCGGAAGATGCTCACGTCTGCTTCATTGAGGATCGGTTCCGGTCCGAAAGTACGGTGATAGCCCATTTCGCGCATAGCGTCACAAATCACGGAAGATATATTTCGCGCCTCGGTGATATTCTTGTTGGAGAATACTTGGATGCGCATTACAGAGATGGCAGCCGTCTCGCTGTTTTCCAGATCCATTGCTGTGTCTCTGTTATCTATCTGCTCAACCGCCACTGTCGGGAATTTCGCCGGTGTGTTGCTCACTGTGGATGTAACCTTGGCGACTATTCCTGTCGTGGCTATGGTGATATTTGTTGTGACTCTGTTCCACAAATCAATCATGGCTTCACCTTCTCTCGGAAGTCATTTTCTTTAATACCCTATAGGTGAGATATTCAGGAACCGAAAACCTCTCTGGCAACCGTTCGCACGTTGTCGAAGATGGCCGCGGACGCCTTGTACATCGGCATTGTAGGCGTGACACCATAGGAATGATGCCACTCTCCATCCAATGTCTGATACCACCAACCTTGCGGATCCTCCGCATGTGTCTGATCAGGAAATGTGCCTGTGCCCATTTTCGGTGACATATGCTCACCAAACGGGTTTTTCTTCGCACGCAAACCGGAACCAAACTCAGCCATAAGGATAGGGGACACATCTGCGCTCTTTGTGCCGTCTGCCGTTCTCCACTCGCTGTGGATTAAGCCGGTGTTCGTGGCAACCAAAACGGCTTTTATGCCGTCACTGCTGTCATCCACCTCGGTATCAAACACGATGTACGACCCAAACTGTCCAAGGTTCTGTTTGGCTACCCGGATGCCTATCTCAGATAAGCGCGTAACAAATGTCTCACATTTCGCAAGCAAATCGCGCTTATACTGCACAAGTTCCTTCTGCGCCTGACGGACACTTGCCACGGACAGGTCGAACGTTATCTTCCTGCTCATAACAATCACCCCTTCGCACGCTGTTTGATAGCGTACTTCATGTGATACAGACCACGGGCCACTGCCGTAACGACGTACTGCGCAGAACTATAGTCAACCACCTTGCCTACAACGACAGGCTGTGATGTCCAAATCAGAGTGTTCTCATCAATTGGCAACGTCATGTCTGCCGTGCTTATAATCAGCGAGTAGTCAACGTCAGCACCGAAATAGTCATCGGATGCGCCTGTTCCCGTAAATCCCTGCGTGCCTCTCGTTGCGGAAAGATTTGCGCGGAACTCGACTGGCGCACCATAACTGAAAGAGTCGTCGCCGGTGAAATCGCCGTTCTCGTCAGTCTCGGGATCCTCTTTGGTATAGACTGCATACCACATCTGTCTGTTGTTCCTGATCAGATTTCGCATGACAGTCACCTCCAAACATCACATGACTTTGCAGAAAGGAACCACGTCGGGAAGATATACGGCAAATGTCTCATTGCCCCAGTACCTCGACACCTGGTTGTCGATCAGGGCTGACTGCCCCTCTGCGCCAACCTTGCCAAGCATGGCCGGTATTACCTGTGTTGCGACTACAGACTTTTTGTTCGTGAAATAAGCCTCGACATCTGCTTCGATATCTTCGGCTGACATGTCTGCCGGATAACATCTCTGCTGCCTGTACGACTCAATCACGGAGTTGACAAGCAGAGACAGGAAATCCGCATTGACGGTTTCACCTGTGTATGTTAAGTACGTTTGTACCGCTGTCAGAATTTCCGTCTCCACTTATATCACCTCTTTATCCTTCGGACGCTTCGGTAACAGGCTCAACGGCTTCTTCCGCTTTTGCCTTTCTTCTGCGTCTCTTCGGCTGTTCTTCCGGCTGTTCGGGTTCCTGCGGCTTCGGCTCGTTGACGATAACCGTTTCAACCGGCTTCGGTTCAGGCTTTACCCTCACATATCCGTTTCTCTCAAAAACGGAAGCCTGTACCTCAGTACAGACTTCCATGACGAGATTATCTCTTTTTAACCTAATCATAAGTCACCTCATGACTCATTGCAGGTCAGGCCGGACAGGTTGTAGGTATCGCGATCCCAATAAGCGCCATTGAAGGTTTCAACGATGAACTTCTGGCCGTCCTTATCAGAAATCTTGATGATGGCGTTCTTGTCGTTGTCAAGAGCAACGAGGCCGCTGCCCATAGACGGCTCAACACCAACCTTGACATCCTCCGGATCCACGCCTGCGGGCAGAGTGAATTTCAGAGCGATGAAGTTACCAGGTCCCCAGTCTCTTGCGAGAGCGCCGGTGCTGACATACTTCAGTGTACCAGTAATCGCGCCATTATTTACAGTAATGCCTGTCTGTAAATCGCTGATGGTATGGCCCCAAATTTCTGTACTCCCATCTTCAGCGGCTACCGTGGGAGTACTCACGAAGGGTTTGCAATCACCGCAATTGCGTCCTTCTTCATGTCGAGGATGAACGCATCGTAGCGGATTCGGCCCTCACACAGCCAACCATTGATTCCGGGCGGATCCTTATGAACCTTGTAATCCTGAAGTTTGATCGGGGACGGCATTACCAACCTGTTGGTCAGGATACAATGGATGCCGGACGGGAAGTAGCTGGCCGGAGCTTTGATGATGTAAACGCCGTCAACCTCGCCGACAACACCGTTGATGGTGATCTTCTGGGACATGTCACCCTTCTTAATGAAGTTGTCATCCTGCTTCAGCAGGTTCAGGAATGCCGGAGTCACGATAGCAAAACGTCCACCCTGCGGGACCTTCGCGTTATCCAGATCGGCCTGGCACGCAAGGAACAGAGCGTAAGCAGTGCTCGTAGTCGGGGCCGCATCGTCATGGACATGGGCGGCCTTGCATCCAGCCACGAAAGCAGCGATACGGTAAGCATCCACCTCGGGGATTACTACTTCCTCGATCTGCCTGCGCAGGGCCTTTCCGACCTCCATAGTCATCATGGTGTCGTCATAGGATTTGCGGTCAATAGTGAAGGTGAAAGAACGATCCTTTTCAACCTTCAGCTCCTGAACGGCGTTTTCCAGCTCTGCCGGTGTGCCGTACCTGTCGGAACCGGTCAGTTTGTAGTTATTCATGCCGGCAGTAGGGATGGAATAAACCTTGACAGTTTCCACACCCAGCCATTCATAGTTGTTATTTACCATACCGGAGGTCAGTGCCCCCATGGTAAATCTCTCGTCTACTAACGGAGAGTATTTCTCTGCATAGTTGATAGCCATAGTAGCCTCCTTTATGTTGAAGGGTTATAAAGTTGCGCTTTCCCAACCAGCAAGGAATGGATCTTTTGCAGCCTTGTCCTCGTCGTGACCAGAGTTGACATCAGGTCTGGACTTCAACCATTCGGCCTCTTTTGTTTTGAGCAGGGTATCCGTGTGCAGCTTCTGCACGTTTGCAAGGGCCTCCATGTCACCGGCAACCTCTGCCTCCGCTGCCTGCTTTGCGTGTTCCGGGCTCATACCAAGGGTTAGGTAGCGTTCCCTCGCTTCGCTCCTGCGCTTGTAGTTTTTCAGATCGTCGATCTCTTTCTGCTGCGCTTCCTCACGCTCTTTCTTTGCAGCTTCTTCCTGCTCGGATGCGGTCATCTTTGCCCGCAGCTGTTTAGTCAACTCGCCGTTGTTGTGCAGGGCCTTATCACGATCCAGTTTGATTTTGGCGTTCTCTGCTCTCAGCTTCGCCATGTCAGCCATAAGGCTTTCTATGGTTACAGGCTGTTCCTGCTCCTGACCGTTTTTGTCAGTACCGGCTTCACCGGCAGTATTTTCTTTAACCTGCGGTTCGTTGATGTTTTTGTTTTCTTCCATTCCAATGCCTCCTGTGTTTTAGGCTCTTCTCTGAGCATGACTTGTGTTTTAGGCTCTTCTCTGAGCATGACTTGTGTTTTAGGCTCTTCTCTGAGCATGGTTTTTGGTTACGTGCTTTTACGTCATCTCCGACGGGCGGTTCATCACCGCAATATAAAAAGAGACTGTCTGGTATTCACCAAATAGCCCCTTAATATCAGGAATATGAAACTGAGCAGCGGCAATTCACTATCTGCTCTGCGGATGCCCCAAGCGACTCGTCGCGCGGAAAGTACATCAAACTGTCGCCTACCTCAAACGGTTCCGTAATCGGTATCGTCTTTCCGTTGATAAACCTGTGGTCATCCCGTGTTCGCTTATCCACGATAGCGTGCCACGTCTTATGTGTTTTCCCAGCCAGTAACGCTTCCTCAAACTCTGAGTCGTTCCACATGGAGTTTGCTTCGTTCTCAGCAATTAGTCTGGCCCGGTCAACGGTGAAGTTGAACATCTTCTCAGGATCGTTCAGCATCGTACCTACCGTGTTCATAACGGTAGACGGTATGTGATTGTTCAGGAAGTAGTCGCTCACTTCAAGGCCGTCCGTATTGCCAACAAGGTCTGTGTACGCCCGCTGCGCTTCAACTATGGCCTCTGTGTAGTCGTAGACACCTTCCTGTATATAGGTAAAAACAAGCGCCAACAGCCAAGTGAAGATTTCTTCTAGGCTCTCAGCGCTATCTTTTCTCTGTTCCTTCTGTATATCAGTCAGGTCCATGTCGTCGAAATACTCGTCGTAGTCCGTTGACATCGGATCATTCTCGTCGTCATACAGGGCGTTCAACTCGTCAAAGGTCATTCCGTCATACATCCGTATCACCGCCTGACGTATTGGTTTCGCTCGTCTGCATGGTCATTCCGTCAAGGATTGGGCTGTTGCTCGTCTGATCTGTATTGTCAGGCATTTCACGGTCGTTCTCGTTAGCCGGCTGCGGTTCATCCTTCTTGACCAGAGACTCCTGGAACTTCTCAACCATCTCGCGGCTGTCGTTCCATGCCTGTGCCACATCCGGAAACAGATCAACGGTCTGCATGGCTACACGGCCATTGATGCCAGTCTTGATCATTGCGATCATGGCATTGGTCTTTGTTCCAAGGTCGTAGGTTTTCAGCCGTGTGAACTTTGGAACTACGTCAGAGATTTCAAGATCGAGTATCGGGCTGTTTTCAAGCCATGTACTTCTTACCTTGACGGCTTCAAGTTCCAGTTTAAGCAACATTATCTTTGACCGACGTATGATCTGCTCCTCTTTCAGCGCAGAGTTTTCAGCAGCGGACCATCCGGAAGAAAGACTCATGGCGTTCGCTGTGGAACCGCCGCCCGGATCCGACTGAAGCGGAACATAGCACTTCTGTAAGATGGTATTGCGCTTACTCTCGATGTTCGCCTGAACACCGCCATAGTCAAAGGTGCTGGACAAGGGCTGGATCAGCGGCTTCGTGCCATTCGCAAGCGTTCTTGTCATCAACCACTGGCCTGACTGCGGCTTTTCGTTCGTCCCATCTTCTTTTTTCGGGAACTCGAAGTCGTTGCCCCACCAAATTTCCTGTGTGTTCTGCGCAACACTGTTCGCAAAATCGGAAACTTCGATGTTCAGTGCGTCTATGTCAGGAATCTGTCTCTCGAAGCATCCCATGCGGTCATATGCCCTGATAAACTCGACAATCGGAACCATGCCAAGCGGGTTTTTCTCGCCGCTCCTGTTTCCAAATTCCCACTTTTCCTTGACAACATCACCATTGACAATCTCGTGAAGGTCCAGAACCTCATATCTCGTATCGTCAGTGATGCATGTGAAGTACCTGTCACCGTTTTGCAGTTCACGGAATGTCACGCCCATGATGGGTGTCTCGGCTAAATTGTTCTTGTAAACCACAAAAGAGTAAAGCGGATGCGGCACATACAAGTCAAAGACGGAGACGCCGTCGCGGTCACGCTTTACGTCGATCATCTGGTAGCCGATACCGCAAATCTCGACGAAACGCGCCAATTCCTGATCCTTTGCAAATGCCGCCTCCGCATCGTTCATTTCGTTAAGGATGGAAATCGCATCATCATCCTTTGCGGGCGGGTTATTTTTTGCGTCACGGTTTCCTCTCTGGACGTATGTAATCGGATTGCCCCAGTTGTAGCCCAACTTGAACTCCGTAACCTGGTTAGCAATGTTATCCACAACCTCAATATTGATGTCGCCCCTGATCTTCTTTACTCGCTTCAACGGCTGGACGCCCTTCTCATAGCGAAGAAGATAGCCAATAGCCTCCTGATTTTGCTCATGAATGGCTACGGCTTCCTGTAATAGATCGAATATGTTCTCGGTTGTAATTGCGTCCACGTCAGTGTAGATACGCTTCCGGCCAAGCAGTTCTATATCATCTTTTTTGTATGCACCATAGGTGTAGTTCGCCATGATAATCACCGCCTTGCCTTATCTGAACGCATGACCGGAACTTGTGTTTCGGTCAGATTTGGATACAAACCGTATCTTCATCGTCTCAACCGTCAGTGAATTAACGCCGCCACATCTCGGACAGACAATAGTGGTGTCGCCGTCTGTTTTGGCTAGTAGCTTTCCGCATCCCTTGCAACGGAACGCGGCCTTGTTGTCGCCATACATAAGCACCACCGCCTGTTTTGAACGAAATAAAACGCCCAATGCGGATGCACTGGGCGTAAGGGGAGAAAAATGAATAAAACTCGAAATCAACGGGAACTGTCGGAACCTGATTTCTCAATTATCACAATATCAGGACAAAACGGACTGTCAACACCTATTTTTCA